GCCAGCAAGTAGAATAAGGCCGGCTACAGCGCCCTCAATATTAACGGCCGACAAAAGCATCATGGCCAACGAAAAGACAATAATAGCTGCGGATATAACAATAAGGACAATAGCTAACGCCATCATACCGGGGGCTATTGCGTCCGCCACTAAGGATAAAACTGCAAAGCCTGCAATAACAGTCGCTAGAAGGGCCAGTCCGCCAAGGGCGGATACAAAATCAATTGTGCTTAAAATAAGAATGGCCACGGCTATAATAACTATCGCTCCAGCCAATGCAATCATGACGGGTATACTCGCTTCGGACGCTTCTAACATGTTTGCTATTGTAACCAACATGAACAGAGCTACTCCGACGGCCAAAAGACCCCCCGCTACCTTTTCGAATGGCAAAAGCCCAAGTATAACAATTGGAACCATCAGAATAAGAAGAGCAATGGCTGCCTGCTTTAAAGCTTCAATTCCTGCCGCTTCGTTCTCAAAGCGCTTAATAGCAAACCATAAAACAAAAAGCGATACGGCAACGGCGGCAACCCCCTGTACAAGCTGACCCAGGCCCATCTCCCCAAGTGTTTTAACAGAGCTTGTCAGCCCGGTAATAGCTGTCGCGACCGCCAACACGGTTGCAGCATCGGACAACGAATTATCGCCAGCTCCAATAACTGCCATGAGCACTATCATCATGGCCATAACCGCAGCCAAGGCATACACGCCCTGCCACATACTATTCGGGTCAATAGCTGCCAACACCTCGACGCAATGCGACAGAATGCCAATGGCCACAGCCGCAGCAAGCACAACAACGGCGCTCGCCATTATTGCTGAACCTTCGATCCCATCAAGCAGAGCCAAAACGGCAATCAGTCCAATAATATACAAAGTGCAGGCTCCGACGGCCCCCATTCCGTTTTTAAGAGAGTCAAACGGTATATTTGACAACTGTGTTACCGCCTGCGCCAGGATTAAAACACCGGTGGCCACACCGATCATAGCGATCCCAGCCTTAATGGCCGCTACCGGTTCAATCTTTGACATCACGTAAATAAAACCGAGGCAAGCGCCCATCAGTATTGTCGTTCCAACAAGACCAACCCACATACCGTGCCAGTCAAGGGCCCCTATTTTAGCCAAGGCGCTCGACAGTAGCCACACAGCCCCTGCTATGGAAACCATAGTCAGCACTGCGACAGCGGTACCTTTTGTATTGGAAAACCCCTTCATCTTCTCAATAATTTCCCCCATTATACCGGTTGCTGCGAGAAGTACTATCAGCAAGCCGGCAAGCACGCCGAGGGACTGATTCAATTTTTCGGAATCAATTGTTGATATCACATAAAGCGCGCCGGCCAGCATGAGCAAGGCCTCAGCGATTTGTTTGAGATCTTTTGGCTTTATTTGCTTACTAAATTTTTTAAGTGAGTCGCCAATTTCATCAAAGAATCCTCCGATACTTTTAGCCGCGTTGGTCAAAGCATCTCCAAGCTTTGAGGTGATGTCGTTTAAGGTTTTAAAGAAGGAGCCAATGCCGCCAAGCGCTCGTGCGCCGTTAAATTTCAAGAACAAATCGAGCAGCGTATCCAACTTTTTCGTTAAATTATCAAAACTGAATCCGCCAATCCATTGCTCGAATTTATCTTTGAACTTTGTTAACTCACTTATAGCAAGGCCAAGATGCCCTTTAAGGTTGTTAACCCAGTCCGACCAGTTCTGGTTGTTCAGATAATTGGTTAATTCATTCCATTTTGATTTCATGAAGTCAACCGCCTGCCCGAATGCGTCCTTCGTTTGCGTTGCCGATTCTCCAGCCTGGTCCACCCCTGGTGTATCAAAAGATTGTGTCGCCTGGTTCTTAAATTTAATTAAGCTCTGAAGCGCCCCGTTGTTCCCAAGCACAATATCTCGCAAAGAGTTGCATATTTTAGAGGCTTGAGTAGAAATTGCACTTTTTATGCCGGCCATACCGGCTCCGTTTTTACTTAAAAAACTAACAAGTTTGTTGGATAAATCAATCAAGCCGTTTCCAACCGCCTCAGCTGCCGATAGCACAACGTCTTTCAGTCCCGAAAACCGTCCAAGAAATGTTCCAATTGCCGATATAACGTTCATCAGAGCAACGCGGCCAGTATTTATAAAAGAAAACAACCCTTCAAATGCTGTTCTCACTTTTTGAGATTGCTCGTCTGTTAAAATTAACCCCGATGTAAAATCCTTAAACTTGTTTGTAAGGTCAACTAAAAGTTGAGATGTGACCGGCGGAAAAATATTTGTAAAAGCCTCCTTTATCGGACGGACAACACTTGATAGCGCTTGGAACGAGTTGCTAAGCGCGTCAAGTAACGCACTTCTTCCTCCAAGATCTTTCCACCCTTGCAAAACGGCATTCCTGGCATCAGACGATGCGTTAATCATCCCGCCAAGAACATTGGATACATCCGTGAACATACTCTTAGCTTCGTCAAAATTTCCGGCAATGATCTCCCAGGATTGCCCCCATCCAGATTGCGCCGCTTCAGTCAGCGTACTCCATAATTGAGTGAACGTTTTAACCTGGGTAGCAGCCCCTTCCATGGACTTGGCTTCTTCAACCAGGGCGTCCGCTTGCTCCTGTGTATATTGACCGCTTTCAAGCATGGCCTGCGAATAGTTTTTAGCCCCATCAACAGTAAACTTATTGAGTGTCTGGTTAAGGATATCGGCCGTCAGCCATCCCTCTTGAAGGGAGTCTCTAAAAGACCCTTGCTTCGCAATGATGTCGTCGACGGCAACGCCGACTTCGCGGGCTGTCTGTTTTAAAGCTTCCTGAAATTTTTCACCGCCCATCCCAGCATTAACAACGCTGTTCCAGTCCATCAGCGATACTCTCCCGGTTGCAAGCGCCTGAGAAAGTTGATACATAGCAGTTGACGCTTGCTGTGCGTTTGAACCTGAAGCGGCCGCAAGGTTGGAAATCCCTTCGATTGCTTTTGCAGAGTCGTTTAGTCCGATTCCGGCAGCCGTAAAAGTTCCGATATTCCTGGTCATTTCAGAAAAGCTGTAAATTGTCTTGTCAGCGTAGGTATTCATTTCGTCAATGACTTTTGTAATATCAGCCATCTGTGTTCCCTTGCTCGCAGTATTAGCCATAATCGTCTGAACAGAGTTCATTTTTAATTCGTATTCAGAAAATCCGCTGATAATCGGTTCGAGGGTTAACGCTGACACAATGCTCTTCCCAGCCGCCATCGCCGACGATGTAATGTTCGATAGCACCGTTGCGGCGACGACATCCATTGCAGAAAAAGCTTTTTTAACCTCTAACGTACCGCGTGCAATGGGCGACATGTCGACTTTGCCAGCCGATTTTGTAATCGTATCAAAATTGGAGCCCACGTCTGAAAAATCAAGATTTTTTTTTAATTTATTAACCGTGTTTACAGATGTTTGTACGTTTGATTCAAAATCTTTGTTATCAAACTGCATCTGAACAACGCGTTGGTCAACAGTAGTGCTCATAATTTAGTAATCTCCTTCCAAGACTCGTTCGCTATCTGGTTAAAAATCGGACGAAGGGCAGGATTAATATAATCAGACCCTTCAACCCATCCGCCGTTTCTCGTTCCATGGCCGTATTGCAAAACGATCGCTATTGGAACTCCATTTTGAATATTTGTGTTGTAAAAAGAAAGGCGAACAGAAGTCTTAGAGTGCTCAATCTCGTAACCCCAGGAAGAGGCGGTCCGCCCAGAATCAACGGGGGTCGCCGTTGATAAAGCGTCTACGCCCGCTTTGCCAAACCGATCAAGAAACCCTACATGAATCGCTTCTTCCAAACGTTCAAAGTAACTGTTCACTTTTTTAAAGTCGCCTTTTTGTTTAAATTTAATCATTGCGCTTTAACCTCGCGTGTTGTATTTCTGTTTTCGGGCCGCATTTAAAGCCGCGTTCTTACTAAGAGCCTGCCGGCGGTTCATCTTTTTAGGGGGCTGACTTTTTATACTACAAACTTGAATGAGCATAAATAAACGATTAAGATGCCATTTCTGACACTCAAAAGGGATGCTAAGAGCTGTCATCCAATAATAAATAATCTCAGCCGTCACAATCTCGCCATGGCCTCTGGTTGATGCTTGACGGCTTTTAATTGTAGTTGCAGTCATCGGATCGCTGATATATGCGTTAATATCGCTGATGTTGTCCTGAGTTAGGCATTCGTACGTAATTTCTTTTACATTTTGAGTCAATGTCATGCATTTAATATAGTACAATGTTTCTTCGCGAGACTTTTCTTTCTTTGTTAAGAACGGCGTTTTATACTTCATTTCCCACTTAGAAAGAGATACAAGAGAATGCTCGAGCCGGAGCGTAGAGCCTTCAAAATTTATAAATTGTTGGGTTTTGGTGTCCCATAACTCCTTTTTTGGAATATCGATCTCAAGCATTCTATTCTTCCCCTTTCGGATTAGTTTTGTGAAGTTGATGCCAGCTCATCGTTGGCTTTGGCCTTGTCGATCATGGCTGTGATATTTTCATATTGTTTAAGTTTAGATGTGTCCATTTTTTTAACATCGTTCATTGGTTTAGACACGATACCATTGACGAAGTCCGAAGCTGCTTTAGAGTCTGTAGCCAACTCTAAATACAATTTACTAAACGCCTCTGTTTGTTGAAATTCATTGGTCAGCTCTGGTGTCTTGATAAACCGGCGCCCGTCATCGCTTTTGACGCCATACGATTTAATAATAAGATCCTTAAACAAATGGATCAGAGCTGGAACATCTTGGGCACCTATGACTTTGTCAATATATTCCAAAAAGCCGCCCGTCTTTCCAAGTTCCATTTCCATTAATTCACTGTCATTCAGATTAAAATAAAAATTTTCAACGCGTTCTGAACCGTTGTAATCTGTGAAACTAATTCTCTTTTTTAACATGTAGTCCTCCGTTTTTATGTATGTTTTTATTTATAATTGTCAATTAAAATTGACCCGTTGCTATCAAGTAAATCAGCATTAGTATTGTCTTTAATATTATTTGTCACAATATTAAAAATTTCATCAACATCTGGAATTCGTGGATAGGTTGAAGCGGTTCCATATAAAATGTCTTCCAAGCTTTTAATTTTAGATTCAATAATTCTGGTAGAGTCAATAACGATTGACGAAAAAGGAATAAGGCCTTGGATGGCAACCGGAACGCAGCTAATGTCCCATGACAACGTTATTGCATCGGGATTGTTGTTGATTGTCGCGTACGCCCGCTCACTCGGAGCGGCGGTCGCCCCATATAGTATGTGGATTTTATAACCGTACTCCAGTCCAGATACATCGTTTCCAACAGTTGTCACATAAGATAATCCAAATGGTTTTCTATTCTGTTGTCCAACGACAACACCTTTTGCAATTTCAGACGACCCGTCGCATTCTCCAAATTCTTCAGGATACGTAAAGGCCTCAAGAGTCGCCTCAAATTCTTCCATAACATTTAAATTTAAGTATTTAATATTATCTGAATAAACCGGTGTTGTCGTTCCTCCAGAAGATTTTTCATTAACGGAAATAAGACCGTTCCATGGAACGCCAGGCAAATAAATGCCATACCCTTCTCCAGGATAAAGGACACCTTTTCTTAACCCGGTCTCATACTGGCGGTCTCCGGGCTCATCCCAGACCAATTTGGGCATAAATTTTCTCCTTTCAGAAAAAAAGAGCCGTTATTAACGGCTCTAAACAATTTATTACAATTTATTATGCACCAGCGCTCATTAGTGTTGCAACTTCATCCGGAAGGGGAAGTCTAGCGGCTACGGTGTCCGTTCCATATAAAATATCTTCAAGAGCTTTCAATTTCGTAGTGTCTACTTTTGTTGAGTCAATCGTAATCTGAGCGGTTGGCTTGTGACCAGTTACAGATACCGGAGTTGTCGTCAATTCCCAAGACATTGAAATTGCATCTGGATCGTCATTAACGGATGCGTATTCTTTTTCACTTGGTGCTGCCATGCAGCCATAGATGAGATGCAATCTGTAAGCATAGTCATTACCTTTAACGTCATTTCCGAGCACCGTTTTATAAGACAAGCCAAATAACTTTCGTTTCTGTTGTCCAACGACAACACCTTTTGCAATTTCAGACGACCCGTCGCATTCTCCAAATTCTTCAGGATATGTATATGCTTCGATGGTTGCGCCAAATTCTTCAACACTCATCATACTGACGTACTTAATATCGTCTGCATACTTCGCAGTCGCTTCTGCTCCGGACGGACTTTCGGTGATGGTTGTGATACCATTCCAGGCAGCACCTGTTGCGTATGTCCCATCTTCTCCGAGTAAATATAACGCGCATTGCCGCACTCCCGTTTCGTACAGCCGTTCACCGGTTTTATCCCATTCTAATTTAGGCATTGTTTTCTCCTTTTAGTAATAAAGTGTAAATACATCATGATTTAAATTGTCTGACGTATAATGCCGGTCAAACCGGCATTGCGGAATCAAAGAGACAGCGTCGACTATGGCACTGTCTGGATTTTTGTCAATAACCGTTATGCTATAACTTTTACGCTGAGCATAGTTTACGTCATCTGCATAGCGGTTCTTTATATTATTTCTTGAATATACAATTGCGGGGTACGCCATCTTAACAGACGAAGGCGGCTGATAATAAACGCGCTTCGCCTTTAAAATGCTCTCTAGCAACGATTGTAGCTCAAGTCGTGTCGCCATTATACAACCCCCTAAGCGTTAATATTAATCGTGGGTACTGAACTTCAATTCCAGATATTTTCCATTTGGACCCCATAAAAGTCGCGTAGCGTATTGCGTGAAAGTTTTCATAAGCAAACGGGTCGGCAACAATACTAATCTGATTGTTAATCGTAACATCATCGTTAAGCTGCGTCGACAGTGTTTGAAGCCCTCTAAAGTTCGTAACAACATCACCGTAATATGAGCGCTCACGAATTGTCTCTTCATAAACGCCAGGCGCCGTTTCTTCAGTCGTTTCGTAACCGATCAACCCATAATATTTAGCCATTTTGATTTATTGTCAACGTTTATACTGCCGGAATAGATTCGATAGCAATAGCAGAGTACGGAACGGTTAAAGCACCAGAGCACCGGGTTTCAATCAAATACTTCTGCTGGTTATAGTCAATGTCAAAATCATCGAACATGGACACAGACCCACCTTTGTCCGCCCCTACATTGTAATCTGCAAGATTAACAATAATACCCATCAGAGTGTGGGTTTTGCTATCGTTGGAATCCGTACGAGTCAGCCCTTCCATCACCGGAACGGTTAAAATCTTGGAAACCCGTAACGCAGTTGCCAGCTTGTCAACGGAATCATAGATGACGCGCCCGTTCTTATCTTCCATCAGCAAGCAGTCGGTCAAAGTATCCTCTGTTGTGTACAACACAGGGGAGCCTGTTCCTTTATAGTTAGTCCTGGCTTTGATCGCAGCACGAATAAAGTTTTTAGCAACAGCATCATCAGTGTCTCCAGATGCAACAGTAATTGCGGTTTTGATCGTGTACAAGTCGTCGTCCGTCCAGATTGGCCGGATATTCTGTTCGTTTACTTTGTCATCCGAAGATGTCAAACGGCCGTCCCCAACAAGAATAGCTCTTGCAATTTCTTCGTCCAGCATCATTCGCATTTCAGTCTTAAGCCACGCCACGACATCGAAGTCAGTAATATCGATCATGTCGTCCCGATCCAGTTTCTGCTTCTTATAAATTGTTGTAGGGGTTGTAGTCCGTTTAAGCAGCCCGAACACTTCTTCTTTTTTCTGTTTGCCTTTCATATAACCTTTAGCTCTAGCTTCGTCTTCGGTCAAATTGGCAAACATTGATTTAATTCTTGAAAACGGGGTGTGATGAATGGCGCTCATTACAGCAGACACCCATTCCTGTTCCCGCGTGATTAAAGCGGGAGCAGTGCTCGTCGTTTCTGCATCTGGGAACAAATAATCAATATCTGTGATGCCATGTGCAAGAACAGATTCTCTCAAAGAACCATACGTTTTAGCATCACCGATAATATCCTGCATATCATCATGACTAAGAAATTGATCTTCTTTTTTTGACTGGGTGTTCTGTTCAAATGCATTGTGTTTCATGTTTTGTTCTCCTTCATTGGTTTCTTCGTCTGCGCTTCCATCTTCTTCGGGCTCACCCTGGCGGTCTTGTATTGCTTGCTGAACAAGCGCGTACACAACTTTTTTCTGTTTGTCGCTAAGTGTGTTAAACACGTCGCTGATAGTTTCTTCTGAACTGCCTTCTGAACTTTTTTGCTGTTCTTCTTTGCTCGTTGTATCTTCCATGTTTTCCTCTTTCTTTTTATTATCCGACGAAGAAGCTAAATCGCTGTGACATAGCTCAAGTTCTTCGCCTGAATAAATTATAGCCTCGTCTTCTGATTCAACCATTCCGTCTGCATGCTGAACAACCGAGTCAATAAAGGCCCCCGGATTGGCGCCAGCAATAACCAAACTTACTTCACGAATTTCACCGTGCATTACACGTCCGCCATGCTGCTGAAGTCGATTGGCATAGATTGAAAGTCTAGTTATGTCACCATGATCAACGAGCTCCTTTGCGGTTTTTCCGCTCTCGCTGTCGTTAAACGAGCAATAGGCATATACGCCTTCCTGCTTGTTCTTAAGTAAAGCATGACCTAATGTATTCTCTGGCGTGTTATATTGATGCATCCATACCAGAGGGACGACCTCATTGTCATTTCCTTTAAAAGCGTCTGGCACAATGGTCCGGCCGTCGGTGCATTGGATCCCGCTGCGAGTCGCCCATCCGCTAAAATCATATTTATCCATTTTGAATGCTTTCTCCTTCCGTTGTATCTTCATCGTCAGCAACGTCTCCAGTGGAAGACGGCGAACTTCCTTGCGCAGGCTCGCTTAAATTTTTATTACGAAGCTCATCAGCCTTTGGATCTTTCGACGGCATCATGCCTATAACCTGACGAATTTCGTTTGACGTCATGACCTCGTTCCTTGTAAACTTATCAGCGATTTCTGCAATGTTGTCAATAGGAACAAGTTTAAACGGATCACGAAAGAAGCAGATAGCCTGCCGTTGTGAACGGGCAGTCTTTGTCAAAAACTTTCGCTGCATCTCGTCTACAATGGCCGACATGATTGGCTCAACCGTTCGATTATAGTAATTAAGCATTGTCTTTTCGTCTGCTGTTCCATCCAGAATAGTCGTCGTAATACCAAGCTGGCTATACAGCATACTCGTAAGGTACTCGATTTGACTCATCAAGTTGTTCTCAACAGGTCGGTTTAATTGCGTTATCTTCTCGGTTCCGTCCGTATAAGCAATGCCGTACTTTGATGATCGTAGCTGATCTTCTATGTCTTTCCGTCGTTTCTCAGCTTGCTCTCTCCGAGCTGTAGTCTTGATGACATACGGAAGCTGAATGATGAGATCAAGTTTTCCAGATCCATTCTGCTCATCGATGACATCCAGCAAGTTTAGTTTTCGGATCAAACGTTGCATCGTTGAGTTCGGCTCATTTATCACTGCATAGAGTGGGTTTTCAACAATAGCGACCAAGCTTTTTGGAAATATTAAATCTGACTTTTTACCATCATCTTCGTTGTAGCACCTTACTTTTACACTCGACGGATGCCACTCGACAATCTTTGCTGTCCTAAGGGCCAGCACATCATAAGCTCCAGACTCAATCGGCGTGCCCAGTGTCTTAACTGGAACAATGGCAACGCATCCTTCATCTAGCATCGACATGACGACGTCTTGCAACAATGCTCTTCCCGTTTGATCAGCGTTTGCGTCCAATGTCAAGCAATTGTTAAGGCCTGAGTTAATGGTTCCTATAAATCGACCGCTCTCGTCAAGACGAGCATGCTGAACGTTAACACCTGCACAATCTAAAGCCAGACGATTATACACCGAAGTAACTATTGAGTTTTCGTTTCCTCTTGTAAACCGTGGTCTATCCGGACGATAGTAATAGCTCTCGCCTTCTTTATAAAAGTAAGTAGGATCTTTGTTCATAAAGGCGTTCCATGCGTGCTTCATTCTGGAACCAAAAGAATTATCCATTTTGATTTTTCCTTCCTACTTATGGCGTCGATGTGCTTCAACATTGCTCGACGTTCCAAATGTTAAATTGTTGAGCATCGCAGGCCCTATTGAATTAAGAACCGAATCGGTTACCCGTTTTCCTTCAGCTCTGTTCTGGTTATACTTCAAAGCGCCATAGCTTCCGAGCAATGCCGATTGAACAACAGCCTCTCCAGTCGTCATGTTTTTTACTTTGTTAGCTGCCCCACCAAAGTTCTTTTCTTTTTTATTGATTTTATTGATCTGTTTTTTATAGCCGTTCACTTCTTTGTCTGTTTTATCAAGCTTTTTCTGAACGCTGCTGCTCGTATCAATGTGCAGGCGATCTCCAACGGTCTGAAGTCGCTCAATTGATTTTCGTCCAGCATTCGTAGACTTATCAATCTTCCGCTGAAGACCCTTTTTTTTTCGCTGCCCCCATTTCATTCCGATAACGCCATAATGGGCTAAATACTTAGAATCATCCATATAGTCCTCCATTTATTATTTTTTACAGCCTTTACCGCCCTTGTTACTTTTACTTCCTTTTCCTTTATTGCCTTTACTACTTTTACATCCTTTTCCGCCTTTGCATGCCATAAAT